AAAACCCACTAAAAACACCGTCATTTTCCGTCAAACTGCCCTTAATCGTGGCATACATTATTTCCGTCTTTTTTCTCATCATAAGTTGTCTAAATACACTCATAGCACCCCCTATGATACCGTTCCAAATGTATCGTATTCTGCAAGACCGTTACGAATTGAAATGCAATAAATTGTGTTTGCTTCAAGAGAAGGTGCAGAGCCATCTCCACCCCATTTAAGAGAAGAACTGTCTTGAAATTGTATCGGACTGCCTGTCGTAAAGTAAAGCACCGTTTCCAAATCACTTACTTCGGCAGAAGCAAAACTTAAACTTGTAAGTGCATTAGTCCATTTATATATCGTATTTCCTGCAAGAGCCATACTTGTAGATGTTTGGTCTGTTAATACTGTCGGAGCAGATACCAAATTCAAATCTGCACTTGTTTTATTTCCACTTAATGTTACACTATTGATTGAAGGTTTGTTGCTTAAATCTGCATAATCAGTTGTTCCCCCACCCCCGCCTGAACCGCCCGTTCCTTTAATTTTGTTCCAAAGTATAATCATAGTTATTCCCCCTCTGCGATGTTGATAACACAACCCGCATTGAAAGATTTAACATACGCATTGTCGCTTTCTTTCTTAATTGTGCAACCCTGATTATACTCTAAGATGTTACCGTCTTCGTCGTCTTGCGGTTCACTTGCTCCTTCAACTATCATTAATTGTTGCCCTTTTACCAACTGAATATCATAACTTGTTCCTTCCGTCATAGACGAACCCATTAAAGTTTCTAAATTCTTCCAACTTCCGCTTCCTACTTCTACTCTCATAATTACCCCCTATACTATTGATATTACTACAACTATATTATACAGTTTGTTATCTTATAGTCAGTTTACATTGTTACTTCTTCACACTTTAAAAACCCTGCTTCCGCAGTTATTGCATATATTTTTCCTTCGGTCCAAGTCGTAGGTTTTGTTCCTATCCAATAATCTCCGCCACCCTGTATTGTCAACGAGAACCCGCTACCCGCCTTAAATATTACTCTCATTTTGCCCGAGAATACAGTCCAATAGTTAGTTATGGTCAACGAAGTTATAGCGGTTGAAGGCGTTATATTATAGTTGCTTGTCGGGTTTGCTATTATTTGGTAATCTCTATAATTTTCTGCCGATATGGATATAGATGTTCCCGTTACCTTTGTTGTAATCATTTTGTTGCCTAACGCTTTCCATTGTTGGTAATTCTGCATATATGTATAGTCGGTTAAGTTTCTAACATAAACACAAGGTTCACTAATAGCACTCACACCCACATACATTTCCCACAAAACCATTTCTTGATAAACAAAGTATGTTCCTTTTTCTATCGGCACATTGGTTACTCTTACGATAGCAAAAGGCGTTGAAGAACTGCTCATATTTGAAAACGGTAACCCTTTTGTAGAGTCAACATCTTTAATGAAATAAAGACCTTCTTCCGTCAATGTATCAACATCTGTTCCGTCGGGCAAAACCGTTACACCGCCTTCGGCAACATCTTCTCTTGCCCCTAACTCTTGTGCTATCATTGTCAACTTATCAAGCCCTTTCTCTATCATATCCGCATTTAACGGTCCGCCATTATTAAACTCTATATCTTGAGTGATAGTCGTATCTCTGTATATTTCTATTTCGTCTGCACTTGTCAACGGGTCTAACTCACTTGCTACCGTAGGATATGTCAATATCTTTGATACGGGGTTAAGCGAATAGTTGGTCGTTACTTCTTCTCCGTTTACTTTAAACTTTACCTGTGAAGCATCGGTAAACTCAAATGTGATAGTAAAATCTCTCGTGCTACCGTTACCGTTGTAAGTGTTCTTGACTGTCTGTCCTGTTATCATAATACGCTCCTTTTTTTCTTTTTCTTCTGTTTTGTTCTACCACCGCCTAACCACCAATAATATGGGTGTCCTATATACGGTAAGTAATTAAATAATTTCAAATCTTTAACTTTCATTTTTCCGTTTGCTACTTTCGGCAACTCTTTCGTGAACCCGTCAAATATCTGTAATACAGGAATATTCATTATTATATCGCCCATAGTGTTACCGAACCCGTCTTCTCTCATTTTGTAAACCGTGTATCTTGATATACCTATCAATTTCAAAAGGTTATCCAATGTTGTTAAATCAAAATCTATGTCTCTAAACGAGAACAAGTCTTTTAATACATCGGTCCCCGTTCCTAAAATAGTAAACAAGATTATAAGTCTTGCCATACTCAAAGCACCTTCTTTTATCTTTTCGGGGTTCTTTTCTTTGATGCCTTCTTGTATTAATCTCTTATTGTCGGTAATAATTCTATTGAACTGTTTAACCCAAAATGTCTTCAACGAGTATGCTACTCTTAAGAATGAATGTGTGAGATATTCTTTTGGCACCTCGCTTAAACTTATCGGTTGAACTCTCGCTAATTCACAATGTGCGAAATAGTAAATATTCTCGCTTATAATATTGTTCTTGATATCGTGTATGATATCTTTTGCAAAGTCGTCGCCATATCTTCTTGCTATATCGTCAAACGCTTTCTGTTCGTCCTTCTCTATCATTTTCCTATACTTCATAAATGTTGTAGCAATGAATGTGTTTTTACCCATTCTATCAACATAAGTGAAGAGTGTTCCTTTAAAGATAGCCGATATAATCTTATCCATTGTCTTTATATGGTCTTTAATATCTTCTGCGGGGTGGTCTATACCCAACTCTTGCATCAATATTTCTTTTTTGCCGAACAATGCTTTTAATGTTCCGAACAGACCTGCGTTATCTATTGAGTAAGATAAATCGCCGAACTGTGTTATTGTTGCGGTAAGGTTGCCCAATGTTGCTATATAACCGAGAGACTTTAAAGCGGATATACCGACATTAGAGTTCTTGAAATTAAATCTTGCGTTCAACAATTCTTTTATTTGTAGTTCCTGTTCTCTTGTAATCTTTTTGTCCTTCAACAACTTACTTATATGGTCGCCTAATACACTATTAATATTCTTGAGAACCTTTTGCAAATCAATATAACCGTTGTCCCAAAGTTCTGCCTTTACATCGGTTGATACTTTTCTGCTACGAGACTTCTTACCGCCTTTAACTTCTCCGAGTTCGTATACCTCTTCCTGACCTAACTTCAATAATCTTGATACTTCCAAGACATTTGAAATGTCGTCTATGTAACTCAATAACGCATCATTAGAGTTCCAATAGTATCTATCCATTTCGTCGGTAATAATCTCTATCTTTCTCTGTTTTGTGTTCGTGGTTTTGTTTGATATTGTCTGCCCGTAACCGTTTAACCAATTCGCTACAAACTCGGCTCTTTGTGCTTCGGTCCAACTCTTATAGTCGGGGTCCTTCTGTTTCATTGCTCGTTCAATAATACTCCAATCGTCGGTCCCTTCCAAATAAGATACCAACCCGTCAACATTCATAACTCTTCTCGGGAAATAGTTGTCTATTGCACCGATACCGTAAACGCTTAAGTCCGACTTGATACTATCTAACATCTTTCTAACTTTTTCGTATGCGGGTTTTAATTTCGGATACTTTGCGTTTATCCTGTTTATGGTATACACATCGCCATTCTTCAATGCTCTATCGTAATTCAAATAATCTTGATTATTCTGCTTTTTAAGTGCATCCGTTTGTTTCAAGAAATCTAAAGAAGCATCTTTATAGATAGCACTTCTTCTTGCAAGTCTTGCTTCAAACATTTTGAGTTCGTATTCCAATCTTGTGTCTATACCACCAAGTCTTGTGGATACAGGTTCTATTGCATCCAAAGCGACATCGTATAAACTCTTTATAATTCCTTTCTTCTTTTCAATTTTGCCCAAATCTTTAGCGTTGCCCGTAATGGGAACTATGTCTCCGTCTTCGTTGTTCTGCGGTTGACTATTAATAATATTCCCGCCACCGCCATTACCGCCTTCAGTCTGTGTTTGTGGTGTATTGTTTGTTGGTTGAAGTGTAAGTATCTCGTCAAACATAGTTTTAACTTCGGGCGTTATCGGTATCATATTTTTTACACTTTCGTATATCTGCGACATCCAATTCTTGAAATAATCAAACACACTCTTAAGTTCTTCTTTAGGTGCTTGACCTGTCGCCATATAAGTTTCAAAACCCTGTGCAAACTTCTCTTGTTGTTCTACGGTATACTTTTGTCCTTCCTTCTTACCTAACCATTTATCAAGCGTTGCTTTGATTTTTCTAAACTGTTCGTCTTGAACTCCGCCCTGATTTTCTATTACCTCTATATCTCTTAAAAAAATGTGTGCCATTTCGTGGATAATAGTTGACCTGTCTCCGCCTCTAAATACACGGATAATAGATTTTGTCTGTTCTACTATCGGTGTATCAATAGGTCTCGGTAACAACTCGCCTCTAACCGTAGGCAGATTGTTGCCTGTAAAGTTATCCTGTCTCGGAACATAAGGAACCTCTGTTCCGTCTTGAAGTTTAATTATTAAATCTTCGTTTGGATAATCTTGTGTTTCATAAGGCAAACTCAATCTTCTCTCTTCGGGTGTCAAATCTTGTCTTGTCTGTGTGTTTCTTGCTTCAGTCTCGCCTTTAAGTCTTTGATACTTTGCAAACTTTGTATTCTTATCATAATCTGCTAACTCTTTGTTATATTCTTCCCATTCTTTTATTCTTTTATTTATCTCTTTGTTTTTAAGTTTCTTTAAATCTTTTATGTGTTCACGGATATAACTTTGGGTAGTTTGGTTCATTCCCTGATTACCCTTCTTTAACCCTTTAACTTCCCCGTAAAGAGACCATTCCAATACATCTCTCTTATATTGTATGTCTCTTAACCTCTTCGGTAGACTTTTACTTCTAAATTGTTTTGGGCTACCGCCCTTTGCAAACTCTTCTCTTTTTTGTATGTAGTGTTGTATCTCGTGTAATAAACCACTTAAGAATTCGTCTAACTTATCCTTCTCCGTATATTTCTTTGCCATATAAAGTTCTTTACCGTCAAAATATCCGTAAGTGTTTCTGCCTAACTTTCTAATATGAACTGTCATATCTTTCAGTTCGGGGTAAGCATCAAACAAATCTTCGTGGTCCAATATATCGCCTAACTTTGTAACCGACTTATTCAAGTTCTTTGTTTTTAGTTTTGCCTTTTTATCGTTTATCTCAAACTTCCATTTACCGTCAACATCGTGCAACCAACCCGTCTGCTTCCATATATTCTCGGGCGTTACATTGTTATATTCTAATTCTTGTGCTATCTCTAACTTATCCAATATAGCGGTTCTTGCTTTCGGTCCGCCCATTTGGTAGAACTTCTCCAATATCTTTATTGCTTTATCGTCAAATATTACATAGCATCTACCGTCCGTATATCCGTTGTATGTTATACCTTTAATACCATATTTATTGAGTAGCAACGATGCCTTCTTCTTGCTTCCCAAAAGTTTTCTAATATAATCATATATTTCAACACCTTCCATTTTTTCTACCTCTGACATTCTGTCAAGAGATATTTCGTCAAGATTAAGATTTTCAATAAAATCAATAAGTTCCTTTTCTGTTTCCGAGTCAAAGTTTTGCATCTTTATATATGATATTGCAACCCCCTTCCCTTTTTGAAAAGCCATTCTTCCGTAATAAGTTTTGAAAGATTGTTCTCCGCTTCCCGCATAATTTGGGTCGTTTGCAACCCTTCTTAATTTCTCTTCGTCAAGTTTTGGGGGTAATTCCTTAACCGCCTTTTTAATACCCTCTTGGACCGCCTTCGGTTGTTTGGCAAAAGTTTTGTCTTCGTCAAGTAACACATCGTTTTCGGGAATATCTATTTTAAATACTTGACCTTTACTAACTTTGGCTTTAAGGTTTTTTAAATCTACCCTTTCTATTCTTAACAAATTATCTTTATCGCTTCGTAAAGAATTTTCGTAAACATCTTTCAACATTTCTAATTGTGTTTTTATATAGTGTCCGTCAGGTTTAACCTCTCTTCCCCCGTCCACATCCCAAACCTTCATTTCTCTTATATCTCTTACAACTTCCACATTTAAAATTCTGTCAACGGTGGCGGTCATATCTCTTGAGTTTCTAAACATAATCTGCCCTAATACTTCTTTAGGAATTTTTGAATAGAACTCACTAAATGTTTGGTTCTCGTCTTTAAGAATATCTAAAAGATTATCAATGGTTTTGATTATTCCCTCGTCAATTTTTATTCTTTCTTTTTGTTTTTCAAGTAAACCACTCGCAATCTGCTCTACTTTCTTTTGGACCTCTTCTTTGGATAGGTTCATAAGTTCTGTATAAGTAAATTGTCTTTCTATCAAACTTTCTACATAACCTTCAATTCTCCCGTTCTTATCGCTTATTGTAAGATTTTCAACCGCAAGTCTTGACCTGTATCCTTCTGCGGTTTCTTGTAATTGTGAAGAATATAACCCCCAACCGTGAGCCAATGCTCCTTCGCCTGTTCCTATATAGTCGGTAGAAAAACCGTCGTGGTCCACAGGGGAACCCGTATATGCGGGTTGGTTAAATGCTTCTTGGTTAGATACCGCCTGTAATTGATATGCTTTTGCTTTGTCCCAATCGTCAAACTTCTTTAACTCTATATCTTTATTTGTGTTTGCCATAAAATAAACTTGTGGGTTATTGTGGTTCATTGCGATATTATCGTGGTCGTATTCCATATTGTAGTCCATATAAGCCACAGGTTTAAAACCAAATATTTGTGAATACATTTGTGCTAACGGTTGGTTTTTAGAATTATAACAGTCAAGAGTTTTTGCCTCTCTCTTTACTATATCGGATATTGCGTGTAAAAAACCCGCCTTACCCGAAATACTTTTTGCGTTGAATACAGAGACCAAATCTCCTTCGGGCGTAATTGAAAAACCGCTTAACCCGTCGTCGGATAAATAGTTTGTAAAGTTGTTATAATCTTCAACGGAATGTAAATCAACAAGTTCGCCATTCGTTGTAAATGCTCGTGCAACTTCAAACATATCTCTAAATGTTTGACCGTCTACACCTTTGAACATATTATAGGAAATCTTTTGATTGTTTCTACTGAAGGATAAGTCTAAAGAAGTCCAACCTGAAGTGCTACCGCTACTCCTTCGGGACCGTAATTCTTCTCGTAATATAGACCTAACAGATTGTCGTTGCTCTTCATTAAGGAGTCCGCCTCTTTCGTTCCAAGCGACTTTGTCAACTGTGTTCTTACAGTATTCTTGTAGGTCTCTAAATTCATTTGTTGGTTGATAGGTTTCGTCATTTATTCCCCCACTTGCAATTATAGTCTCTTTTTTGTTATTTGTCAACTTGTCAACTTCTTCTTCTCTTACTTTGTCTATTACCTGCTCGGTTGTAGGTATCTCCGACATTCTGTCCGCTAATTGAGAGTATACTATACTTCTTTGCTCTTCAGTCATTTTACCTTCGGCTACTAACTTATTTACATAGTTACCGAAATTATTTAAGTTTTCTTTTGTTCTTATGCTCTTTATAATGTTCTCTATCTTACCGCTATCTATTGCTTCGGCTACTCTTTTCTCGTTGAACTTTACTGTATAACCCGTTTCTTTTCCGTTGCTTAATATATTAGAATTCTCGTCAACTGTTATCTCTAATTCATTCAAGTAATAGAATTGCAATGGAGTAATACCGAAGGCGTTATAATATAATGTTGCTCTTGCCTGTGTCAATTCCGCTACCATATCCAACTGTTCTTTATCAAGACCAAGACCCGCAAAGTTTTCTCTCACTTTATCTTTAATATCTAACATTTGCTTTTTGATTTCGGGTAACGCAGTCTCCATTTTCTTGAGGTTCTCTTCTATCAACCTCTTCATTTCCTTTGGGCTTCTTGCTTCTTTAGATAAAGAATTGTCTCTCTCGGTTCTTGATATGTTTAATATCTCTTCTTGAAGTTCTTTGCTTTGAACATAATCTGCGGTCCTTCTTGCTATTTGCTCCGCCTGTTCGGGCGTATAAATATTCTTACCGTTCACATCTTTTAACTTCAACAACTCTGTTTTCTCTTTTTCAAATATCTTACTGAACTGTAAATTACTTGCTACACCACCAAACAAACTTGCACCTAAAAATGCTTGTAACCCGTCATATAAAGCATTGTTTATAATCTCTCTGCTTTCTAACTGTGATATGTCATAATACTTGTTTATAAGTTCACTACCTACTGTTTGAGAAGACTCTTGTAACCCTTCTTCAAGACCTGATGCCCCCGATATAGCAATTCTTGGGTTTAAGTTTGTTATCTTTCTAACCGCCTTATTTATGAAACCACTTTTGCTTAATGTGGACCATAATACTTTACCGCCTAAAAACTCACTACTTGCAACAAAAGAATAGTTTGTAAGACCTGCACTCATTGCTTTTTCAGGGTCAAGACCTTTGTCTATTGCTTCCGTATATGTTGAAGTAAATTCAGGAACGGATATTAAACTTATTGCTAACATTGGGTTCTTTGTTACCGCAAATGCTATAACTGACATTCCTATACTTGTTATTGAACCGCCTAAATCAAAAAAGAATTTTCCTACTTTACTATCAGGTGTAAACCCACAATCTTGTAACCATTGATTGAATGCTTCGTTGTCCGCCTGTATATCTTTACCTATAAACTTTCTCATTTGGTTCTGTTCTTCGGTTTTCTTTTCGGTCAACTCTTTTAACTTTTGAGCATACTCTTCTTGTGTTATCTCTCTTCTCATATACGATTGCTCTAACTCGTTCTTCGCTTTAAACATTTCTCTGTTCATTGCCATTTCTGTTGCAAATATCTTCGTTGCACCCCAAGTCAAATTGCCTAAACTTGCACCTGCAACTACTGCACCTTTAGATGCTTCTTTTATAGGACTTCTTACTTCTTCGGGCAAAGCAAAGTTAGTTACTTTGTCTAACACATTTTTTAAACTATCTACACTTGCATTGTATGCCAATTTAAAAGGGTTCTCTGTTTCTTTTAAGCCCATATACTCTTGTTTTGGTTTGTTCAATACTTGTGTTCTTGTTGCATAGTTTATCTCGTCAGGTGTTTCCAAATCTGTGTTTACATTTACATTTAAATCTGCAACATAAACATTTCTTCTTACAGGTGGGTTTACTACTTTTCTTTCGTCAATATCTTTTAAAATGTCGTCTAATGCCATAGTTTTAGTCCTTATAACTGTTTAATGTAAAACCTACTTCTTGCTCTTTTATATCCTTTCTTAATTTCAATATACTGTTACCTATCAAGAACTCCGATGCTTCCTTTGCACTCTTGCCATACTTTGCCATAGTCCATTCAATTAAAGATTTGCTTATTGCTTCCTGAATTGCTATTTCCGACTGTCCGTTCTTTGTTTTGTTCATATCTATTGCATTGCAATACTTGTAAGCATTAGCATATATCATTCCTACTTCTTGGCTTGTAATATTGTTATACTCTCCGTTTGCCAACATACCGCTATCCGTAAACACTTTTTGTAGTTCTGTCTTTAAGTATCCGTTATTAGTGGACCATAAATAAAAGTTTCTGTTTCCTGTTTCTGTTGTAGGAAAATACTCTTCTTTCTTTATGTTATCGCCTAATCTTAAATATGCTTCGTTTCTGTTTTTAAACACTTTATCATAGTCCGCAGTAGTCAATGCTCCTGAATTTAATTTCTCATTACTATTATCAATAAAATCTACATACTGTTCTATCGGCAAAAACTCGCCTGTCTTACCTGCTTCTTTATCTGCACTAAATAAAAGTTTCTTGTCTATTGTGTTTTCCTGTTCCAATGCAAGTGACTGTTGCCCTAACACTCCGCCTTCTATTGCTCTGTTCATTGCATTTAATACGGTATTTATTTGGTTAGTTTTAAGTCCTGCATTTTTCAATTCTTTTCTATCTTTAAGACCGTCATAATACTCTTTTGCAAGTGCGGGGCTTTGCGAATAAAGTTCTTCAAATTTATCGTAATATGGTTTTACTTTTTCGTCTTTTGTTGTTCCTTCTCTACTTTCAATAAGTGCTTTACATCTTCTTAAATATCTGCCTTCTTCTTCAGGTGTAATAAAACTTCTTGTTTGCTTTTTACCGTTCTCATCTGTATAAGTTTCTTTGTATGCTCCGCCTTCAATTTTCTTTATAACTTCTTCAGGTTTTTCATACATATTGTATTCAATGTCGCCTTTAGCAAATGCAGACTGTGCATCTCTCTTCATTCCGAGTTTTACGTTGGCAGGTTGGGCGGATGTTTCTATTTGGCTCATAATAGAGTCGTAGATAACACCCTTTGTTATGTCGTCGCCTGTTGCGTAATTATATGCTTGTGTTGCTATATTATCCTTAATGGTTTTATTTTCTTGTTTAATACTTGCGGGGACCTTCATTATGTCGGTCTGTGCCTTTACGGTGTTTGCCAACAACTGACCTTCGGTTTTATACCACTTATTGAAAAGGTCTTCGCCAAGACTGTTCTTCATATTGGTAAACTGTGTATCTAAAAAGTTGTCCGCATCCGCACTAAAATTTTCGTAGTCGTCTCTGTTTTTAAGGTCCGCCTGAAACTTTTTATACTCTATATCAAACTTACCTGTTTCTAAAAGTATCTTATCTTTATTATTCTTTGCCTGTATCTTTATGAAGTCGTCGCCTAACTGCATCATTGCTTTACCAAGATTACCCGTCGCTTGTGCTACATTTTCTCCGTATGCCTGTCTCAATGGTTCGGGTGCTTTTGCCTGACTTGCCTTCTGTTGCGGTCCTTCAACTTGCCTTTCCCATTTGGGTATTGTTAAGTTAGCCATTATTTCCCCCTATTTCATTCCATACCAATAACTTGCGACTGTTCCTATGGTAGACAATGCCGAACCCGCACCACTTACCCAACCACTCGCTACTGCATTATTTCCTGCTAACTTTGCCATTTTTGCTTCTGCTTGTAATGTAAGGTTTTCTAATGCGGTCTGTCTTCTTCTCTCAAAACCCGAAAGTTCGTTTCTATATTCCAACATCGCTATATCTTCTGCCTGTTTTCTTGCACTATCTTTAACTATTGCTCTTGCGGTTGCTCCTGTCGTGTCCCCCGCTCTTGCGAGTGAAGTTTTTTGTCTGCCGAATAATTGTTCGCCTTTGCTCATAATAGAACGAATTTGATATGCGGTAGTAGACGCATCATAATCTATTTGGTTAGCGGTATATAAATCGTTTAAACCTGTTTGATAATTTTTTTGGTTAGCCACTCCTTTATAAAATGCCTGTTGGTTGTATCCGCCTAACACATTAGAAGTTGCATTTAAGAAACCGCCAATGCTTGTTGTATATAGCCCAACTTTACCATAACTCATTTCGTTACCCCCATAGATACTTTTTGATTAATAGCACATACCGTAAAAGGTAACGGTTTATCTTGCACTATTACTATATGTTCTTCTTCGTTATGCGAAGATGTTAAATTTATATCCTTCTTCTCTGTCTTTAACGGTGTCGGCGTTCCTAACGGTTCATCGGTCCTGAATATAACTTCGTCTAACGGTCCGTTACTTGTTCCCATTTTACAATCGCAACTGTCTATAAACTGAACTACCGCACTTACTGCTCTTCTTTTATCTCCGAATGTTGCGTTCCCGTTACCCTGATAATTGATATCCAATGTCTCTACTCTCGTCTCGTAAGGTAAGCCGATAATTGCTTTAGTAACATAGGTATCAAGAGTTACAGTTCCGTTCTCTACCAACACATTCTTAATTACAAACCCGTCTGCTAATATATCTACACTCTGTCCGTTCAAATGAGTAAGCCCTGTAACAGTATTAAAGTATGCTCCGCTTTCTTCGTGAACTATTACACTATCTAAAAAGATTTGGTCTTTAATCTCTTTGGAAGAGAACCTTCTATCTAATCTCTCAATACATATTCCATTTTCTCTCTCTACTGCCAAGAATAATGTATCGTTGAAGTTGCTCATAATCGTTGCTATTGAAATCACTTTACCGTCAGTTTCAAACTTGTTCCAACCTAACACTTCTTGCTCTTTCATATAGCAACAGTAAGCCATAGAACCGTCTTCAAATAATACCCATATCGTTTTATCTTGTTCCTGAAATGCTAACTGTTTAATCTTCTTATTCTCAAACAAATCTCTTGCAAGTATATCTAATTGTTCTCCCGCATAAGCGTCTATTTGATATTGATAATAAAAGTCTTTTATTGCATCTTTTGTTGGTTTAACATATATACAAGAGTTATCTATTGTTACAGGTCTAACTGAAGAACTACCGCCACGAGATTGGCGAGTTAAAGCAAAGTCGCCCGTTGCGTTCCATACATCTATACCTGTCCTGAATACTCCGTTTTCTGTAAATGCTATCAAACTCATTAAGGACACAATAGCGGTTATCTCGTTCAACCCGTCCCCTACAACATTGGTCTGTATTGAGTCGCTATCCACTAACTCACTATGTATCTTGAATGAATAATAGTTGGATGTTTCCGATGCCCAAATAGTGAACGGATAGTTCTTTGAGTTAGCGAATACTAATCTGTCCTGATAAAAGGTTATATGTTTTGGATATGCTCCCTCTTCCCAAGCGGACGGTTGCATCGGCTCTGCGGTTGCGGAAGAAGTGTTATTCGCATAAGAAACCAATCTATAATTGTATCCGTCTAACAATTTTATTTTTGCTTTACTTGCGGAAGCCACGCTTAAAATTTCAAAAGGCACATTTTCATAAAAACCTATACTTTGAAATGTGTATTGAAAATAATCGTTTTGAGATAATTTTACTTTTATTCTTACAAAAACTATGTCTCCGAAATCGCCTGTAATATCTGCTTGGTATGAACCTACATTGTTATCTACTGTTGCACTCATAACTTTATAGTCACGCCAAACTGAATTGTCATTTGATATTTGTATCTTTACTTCCCCCGCCCAAGTTCCTTTTGTATAGAAACTCCAAGACGAGCCAACTAAAACTACATTACTTGTGTATTCCGTGTTTAGTGTAGGGAAATCTGTTGACTTTGCACTTAAAGTCTGTGCATCAAAATATGTTTCTATATTAAACTTCTTCCCTACATAGTCGCCTAAAGTAAAGTTTATATCGCTTGAATTTATAAATATGTTTGTTGTTTCAGTAGTAAAATATCCTTTTATGCTACTATCTTGTTCTTTAAAAGGCGGTATCTCTAACTCATAATCTTTAATCTGCCAAGTTCCGTCTGCGTGTCTTTCTAACTGTTGAGGAAAATGGTTACCGTCTACCAAAAACAAAACATCGCCTTTCTGTATATAATCTATATTCTCTATGTCGTCGTTTGTATAAGGCGTTGCAACATCTATATACGGTTTACTGTTTAATGTGTCTATTATTGAATTGTCGTGCTTTCTTATTCTTACATAAAGATTCCCAAACTCTAATATATATGTTTGTCTATTATTAAATTCAAAAGGTATTAATCTCATACTATTATCCTATATAAGTTATTCTTGCATAAGCGTTTCCATTGTGTCTGTTTCTTGATATAAGTGTAGGTATTACATTTAATAACACACTTGTTCCGCCATAAACCTTTTTACTGCTTGTAATTGCGTATGCTTGACCGTCTCCGTTTGCTACTACATCGCTTGTGTTATAACTTAAAGCCCCTGTTTCACATCTCTCTCCGTATGCGAATTTAACACTTAAAGGTTTGCTCCCATAAGTATCCGAACCTGCCTTTGCTCCTGAACCTGTCAATATCAATTCTTGTCCACCACTATATTTTTTATAAGAGCCACCGCCACCCGCACAAGCCAAAAAGTTGCCATTATCTACTTTTATTGCAACTCCACCACCATACCAAACATCGCCACTTATATACGAAACAGTAGACCAATCGCCACTAACACTTCTTATTGTTCCATACTTATATGTTCCGCCTACTGCAAATATTTTTAAAGTTTCCCCCGCACTACAATTTCTTTCAATTATAATGTTTCCACCGTTGGTATCAGGATATCCTTTTCCCCCGCCTAACTCTATTCTGTATGTGCCACTTGCATATAGTGTCATATTAAACACTTCGGTCTTTCGTGCTACATCCCAAAGGTTATCGCCTGAAGTATCCCAAGATGATTTGCTTACTAATGGGTTTTTAATGTCTTGTATTTCTATGTTTGCTAATTGCAAAACAATAGTTATGTCTTTGTTTTCGTCTGCGGTAATAGTTGTCGTATATGGTATATAGTTCGTTTTAGTTACGCTTATAGTTACACTTGAATTTTTTTCAACCGTTGCAGTTTCTCCACTTGAAATAGTCTCTTCTCCTACGACTATCAAAGCATCACTCGGGGTTGCGGTTACTTTTATCGTAACGGAAGTATCTTCAACCAATTCAACAAGTTTTGTTTCTGTTTGGCTTAAATTAAAACTACCGCTTTGCGAAATATAACCTTCCTTTTCTACGCTCCACTCAATTAATGTTCCCGCCTGTGCAGTTATAGAACTCTGTTCTACTTCGTTTATTGTTATCGTCGCACCCTGTGTATTTGTAATTGTAAATGTATAATTATTGGTATCTACTTCTAATTCAACATCTATAACTTTATTCTCGTTTACTGTTCCGCTACCACTCTTCGTATCATACCCTACCGCACTAACCGAATATGTATACTCACTACCAACTTCTAAATCTACTGATTTCGTCGTAACATTCTCGTATGGAGTTCCGTTTATTATTATCGTCGCAGTAACATTTGCATTTATTGTTAGTCTAAATGTCGCATCTTTACTGTTTCCAATAAAAACAGTTCCCGCTCTGTTAGATATTCCGCCTTCGGGTTTTATCTGTGTGTTCTTTGCTTCTTTTAAAAATGTATTAAACTTCTCCAAGTCTATCCTGTTTTGCAGTTCGGGGCTAACCTGTCCGCCTACAAAACTTCCTTTGAGTTCTTTTAATAGTGCCATTATCCACCTACCTAACTTTCCAAAAATCACTTTCAAACCTCAATACCGTTGGTTCTTCTTGTTTATTTACCAATGTTGCGTCATTTATTGACAACTGAAATTGTTGCATTGCCAACTTGTAAATCTCTGCATCGCCCGTCAACGCCATTGCTACTTTACTTGCGAGTAAATACGATAATGCTTCTTTGAATGTCGCATCAAACAATGTCGTATCTTGCACATCTTTAGTGATTATTGCTCTCGGCTCTCTCTCGTTGGAACATATAACTTTCTGTCCGTCTAATACCGCTACTCTATATTCAAAGTTTCTTCTTAACCTTATACTTTCTTTACTGAAAATCTTTTTAATAAACAAAGCATTTGTCGGATAAGCATAAACAAATTTTCGTTCTAAATAATCTTCTTTAGGCAACTTATTCAATATCACTTCTTCTTGAGCAAAACCCCAATCTTGTTTTCTTAATAACTCTCTTCTTGCTACATCATAGAACTGTTTACATTTTCTTGCTCTGTCGCTTTGCTCGTCTACCGACTGTATACTTTGTTGACCTAAATAATTTAATGCGTTGTTAATTATGTCTATCATACTAACCGCCTATACTATCTCTATTTTATTTTTCTTTTTCGGTTTGGTTTCTTTTACTTCTTCTTTTTTCTCTTCTGTAATTGTTTCTTGTGAAACATTTTGTTGCTCGGCAACTTGCTCTTTAACTTCTTTAACTTCTTCGTTGTTATCGTCTAACTTTGTGAAATAACTTACACTACCTTCTTTACAAAACTTGCAGTCGCACTCTACGATACTGTCTGCTTCGTAATATCTTCCGTTATGCCAACACGCTTTTTCTGTCCTAAATTTTAATTTCATTTTTGCTCCTTTTAAGTAGGCGGGGCTTTTACACCCCGCCCTTACTGATTATTGATTTGGATAATCAAATGTGATAAATGCAGATACTTTCATTGTATCGCCCTGACTATCACTCTTTACCCAAGTTCCGTCGCCTGTAAATTGTGCTTTAAGATATTTCTTACCTGCACAATCTCTAATCAATGCTTTAACCAAAACAGTATCTTTTGCAAGACCGCCTGTTTCGGAAGCAAGATTTTTAATCGTTGTTGTAAATATGGTTACATTTCCCGATGCAAAAGTTGAACTGTCGGAAGCCAAAATAGAGAATGTTACATCTCCGTCTGTTTTTGCTTCTTTAATTTGTTCGTCGGCTTTTACTACGAAAAACATTCCTTTGTAACCAAAGTCTGCTTTACCAACTGTTATTGTGTCAGTTGAATCTACTGCACTTGCAGAACCACTTATTGCGTCAATGTCTTGACCTTCGCAAAATACTAAATTTTTATCTATAATCATTTTTGTATCTCCTTAAAAATTTTTACTACGCTTTACCGACCTTACAATACTTGACTTTCTGTTTCTAACAATGAATCACAAATTCTAACAGGTATACCCATAAACTGAAGAATGTTTTGTCTTCCCTGATAGTCGCCTATTGTTAAGAAAGTATTGTTCTTTGACATAATTTTTGTAAGCAACATTGCTTTACAACTTCTTGTCATATAGAACGCTAATTTAACTGAATTAGGTTTTATAATTTTGTTCAAAGCCAATGTCATATACTTAATTATGTTTGCAGATGTATCGGAAGCATCTCCTGCGGTCATTAAGTTAGATGTGTCAACATTTGCAATTCTTACTACTTGTCTCCAATCTCTAACTGTGAAACCGATATCCCATTTAAAGTGAGTTCTGTATGCTTCAAATTTTCTTCCTGCACTATCATAAGATGTTACTTGTCCTTTATCTTCCATTGTGAAACCTGATTTAGAACCTTTAGGGAAGAAACAGAAAGCACCGTCTTCGCCCCAACCTACTAACCATATAGATTGGTTATCGCTACCTGTTCCACCTGCATCTATGATGTTTACACCGTTCTTTGCAGATTTAGAATTAAATCTCGGAGAAAGTCCTGTGATTTTTTCTTTATCTACTGTTTGGTCTCCATAGAACAATGCTTTAGCAATTTCTTGGTTAAAACTTTCTACGAAAGCATAATCTTCTGTTGCTCTTATTGCTTTTGTGTTAGAACCTAAATCTGCTAATGCTTTATCTACTTCGGAGTAACCTTCAAGCATACCGCAAGTATCTACAATTTGTTCAGTTGTAGATTTTGTATCTTGAACTCCCTGATACAATTTTCTCCAAGTAAGAGCCGGTAAACCCGTTCTTATTGTAGTTTTATTACCTGTTAAAAGGTTTCCTTCTTTAAACATAGCATCGTCTAAAATATCATTTCTTTTATACAATGCTTCAACAATCTGTTGGTCTACTGTCATACCGTCGCCTTTCAATCTTGAGGCGAGGTCTGCTAATGATACACAACCGTTCTCTAATATTGACATTTTTTTCTCTCCTTATATTATTTTGTGTTCGGATACATAATATCCAATATCTGTTCTCTCGTAGGTTCGCCACCGTTGGGTTTGCCTACAACAGTTTTGTCATTTCTGTAATTTACGGAAATCTTCTCAAGAAAACCGACCACCAACGGGTTATCGGCTAACCCTGTTGTTTCTAAAAGTTCCATAAACTTTTGTCCGCCTACTTCTTTTGCTACCTTACCCGCATTGCCGATTTGCTCTTCGGTGTAAGTTTCTTTGGTTTGCTTTAACCAATCGGCTCTCATCGTCTTAAAATCTTGCTCCGCTTTTTTACCGAAAAACTTTACTTGACTTACTGTGAAATCAACAAATTTTTGGGCTTGTTCGTTGCTCAATTTCAATTCCTTTGAGAGTTCTTTCAGTTTCGCAACCTCTGTATCTACCACTTTAATTTCGTCAGGAAACTTAAAGTTGTATTCAATTTCAGGTTCAGGTTTTGGTTCAGGTGTTGGTTCTGCCTTCGGCTCATTAGCGTCATTCTTCGGTTCTGCCTTTGGCTCTTCAGTCTTTTGAACATCATCATTCTTCGGTTCAGTATTCGGCTCTGCCTGAACATCTGCACCTTCCTTTGTGTCAGTTGTTTGTGTGTCTTGTGTTTCTTTAATTTCTTCAGTCATTTACTTCCCCCTTTTCTGTCCTAAAAAGTTTACATACATACTCTTCATTGATATTTTTTATTTCGTTTAAAAGTTCTTGCCCTACACTTTGTCTGCCCAAATTAAAGTTTGTTGCGTTTATGTCGTTTGTGTATGCACTGCTTTCAACGAAACATTTACCGAATATTATTCTCTTCAACAACGCTATACCGTCGGAAGTCTTTAACACATTCTCTAATGTGTTCTTCTCTTGTGCTATCTCGTCTTTGGTTCTTTGGTCTTCTTCTATAACTCTGTCTAATTCTTCTTCCGTCATAATTCTCTCCTATACTTGCGGTCCGCCCATTAAAGCGGTTAAAGCGTTATCTTCGTCTGTCTTTGCTTTACTTAATTTCTCTATTGTGTCTGCTTCCATATTTGCTTGTGCTTGTTGTTGACTTTGTTGTTGTTGCATTGCTCTCTGTTCTCTTATTGCCTGTATTTCTTTCGGGTTTCTAATTACCGACGGGTCAACGCCTATCTTGTCAAACGCAGTCAATACCAACTTGTCAGGGTTGATAACATCAAGAACTTCCGGATACGCTTGTGCTATCTGTCCTACAAACGCAGTTCCCTGATTAAGTTCTGCCATACCCTGTGCCTTTTGTGCTTGTGCTATTATGGAAACATACTCAACTCTTAACTCTCCGCCCTGTATACTTTCAGGTGGTGGTGGAACAAGTCCGTTTTCCAACATTATTTGGAAAGTTATTTGTATCATCGGGTCTAACAACTCGCTATTAAGTCTCTGTAATACAGGACCTAACATCATAAGTTTTTCTTGGTGTCTTTCCGCTACTTCGGTTGCGGTCATTCTTGAATACTCTTGTGAAGTAAGCATTAAGAACACATCATAGTAGAAGTTGTTAGTTATTCTTCTTTCTACATTTGCTATTTCTTGTATTAATGAAGGTAAATCTAATTGAACTTTATATGTAGGATATACTGCCGAGTCTGTCGTTCCTGAAAATCTTGTAAGCCCGTTAGGTGCTACATTTATCTTACCCTGAACTTGTGAACTTACCATTAATGGCGGTTCTACAACTTTCTGTAAACCTATAAGTTTAACCTTCTCTAACTTCTGTAACATTCTACAATCGCCGAGAACTTTGTCTCCGATACCGATACCGTAAGTATCTTGAGACGAGTTTACCGAATATCTTGGTGCTACAACGGGGAAATATGTGTATCCCGACTCTCTTAAGAACTTGTCGCTATTACCCTGCCAATATATTGATGTATACTTATAGTTCTTGTTATCTTTACGACTTTTATCTCTGTTAGTGTTCTCGCATACTAAATGGTAAACTAAAAACTCTGCGGTATAATTTTTGTTATCGTAACAAGACTGAACTGACGGTCCGCAATTCTCGTATCCAAACTCTTCAACCATTTGTTGCGATGTCATAAAGAACTCTCTACCGAATGTAGTAGGAAGTCCTTTAGTATTGTATAGTAAACAGTATTCGCCGATAGTAAACTGTGTGCAATGTATAACATTGTCGTAATCTTTATCTACTACAAAACACGCAGTTCCAAACACCGCAAGTTCCTGATATACATTATGTAAAGTGTTATAGAAGTTAGATTTTTGAAATATATACTCCATTTTCTTTTTAATGGAGTCTGTCCATTGTGCCACTTCTATATCTTCGTTCATAGGCGACATCAACTTAAACCATTCTCTTGAAGGAGATGTAAGACCGTTCAACATACCTGCCGATAATGTGTCTACCGCTATACCGACAGTATTGTTTACCAACTTCTTGTAATCTATCTCTTTTCTTAAATTAAGATTGCGTTGAACAAAACGACCTTTTGTCGGTGCGATATAGTCCGACAACTCTTCCCAATGCGGTCTGTAATTCATTTTGTTTTGTCGCATATTAAAATAAATCTTCTGTGCGTTTTGAACATTCATAATTATTGCCCCAATTTAGTTTTTGTGGCAGAGCCACTTGTTCCTGTGTCTAACAACCCGAAATTACTTGTCTTGATAGTAGACATCAAACCTCTCTTAAACATTTCCCCTCTCTTGTCTCTTAACGAATCGTATGTCTCGTTACTCTGTGTCGCTTGTGGTCCTTTTGCTTTTAATAGTTCTTCTTGTCTCTTGTTCGTCTCTGCCTGTATCTTTGCCATTTCTCCCGCTTGTTTATCCGACTGATATTTCCCGTATATTCCACTTGCTAAACTTATCAATGCTCCTATTGCCAATGCTGGAAACATAACTCACTCCTATATGTATTGGTAATCGCTTACTGCATACTCGCTTTTTCTGTCGTCAAGTCCACGCTTCTGTATCGGAAACGCAAAAGTCAATGCAAGACTGTCACTCTTATCAGGCGATTTACCTATTCTTTTCTTTACTAACTCTTTCCCTTCCAACTGTATCTGCCCTGCTCCTGCCGAAAAACCGTATAAAACATTTGTCAACTCTTGAACTAACTCTTCATCTTCCGGTATCGCACCTTCCTTTCGTATCCATTCCGCCATTTTCCACCACATCTCGGCTCTCTTGTTCTTACAATGCTCGTCTCCACTCTTCATATTGAAGTTCACTTCAAACACATTGTCGTAACCGAACTCTCTTAATCTGTCTACCACTCCACCACCAAACGCTTGGTCTATACATATTCCGTCGTATCCGTAATCGTTTATCACATCTATAATTCTCTCTGTAATCTCGGCAGTATTTAACCCCTGAAAGTATCTCTGCGGAAACATCTGTAAACCCTTTCTTACGGTTATCACAGTTCTATCATCTCCGTATCTTGCACAGTCTACGCCGATAATTGTCGCACTATGGTCTATCTCGTCTAACCTATACTGTCTTCTTTGAGCCACATATACATCGTCTATTCGGATAAGAACATTGTCGCTACTTGCCATAAAGTCGCACATATATTCTTGTCTAAACATACTGTCGCTACTTGACTCTTCTTCTATCCTTTTAAGTTCGTCGGCAGGTATAACTCCCGAATCTTTGGCAGTAAACATACCGCCCCACCAATCTTTAAGTCCACTTTGGCTTTTAAGCCACAACTTATAAAAGTGGTTCTGTCCTTTCGGTGTTGAAGTAAACACGCACCAACCGTTCGTATTAATGAACATAGGGCGTATAATCTCTTCAAATATGTCCTTACACATTGCATACTCGTCTAACACTACTCCGTTAGCGTATGAACCTCTTAATGCGTCAGGGTTATCTGCTCCGACTATATATATCTTTGAACCGTTAGGTAATGTGATTGTTAGTTCCGTTTCGTTGACTTTCGTGCTTGGAACATCTTTAAGGTAATATTTCAGTCTATCCCACGCTATTATCTTTGCCTGTTTTAAAAACGGTGCTACATAAAAGTATCTTGCGTTAGGATATGTCGTTGTTAATGCTTCTCTTATAATGTGCAGTATTACGCATATCGTCTTACCCATTTGTCTATGTGTGCATAATACATTGAATCTGTGCGTTCTTAACTCTTTAGTGATTTTTTCCTGAACAGGTCTCGGAGTGTAAGGGATGTCTATTTTGACGGTGTCGGGGTTACCTATCATCTCCCTTAACTCTGCTCGGATGATAGGGTCGTTTATGTCTACTCTTCCGCTTTTAGTTATTCGTCTTTTTACCCACTTCGTAGCCAACTCTGTTCTCCCGTTCAAGTCTTCTCTTTAATCGGCACTCTTTACACCTTTTCGGTATCTCAAGCCCTTTACTCTTAAAAAATCTCTCT